AAACCAGTAAAGTCAACGGTAGAAGTAGTATCACTGTCAAGACTATTGTTATCTCTTACAAAATTACTTTCTTGAGTTTCAATTATCAAATCAGAGAACTTCAAGAATCCAGAAGTGTGGTTTAAGGAACTAACGGGGTTATCCCAAGTTTCAAAAGGAACTTTAGATTTTAAAGAATAGGAGAACTGCTGATAGTAATCATTATCTGGCAATCTTTGAACATTATTGTTCAACATTCCAGTATCATATCTCCATCCCTTATTAACACTAGCAGTTGGACCAACATTAACATGAGCATCAAAATCCACTCTGTTAATAATTTCTCCTTTAGTATTAGAAGTTTCTCCAGTAAGGATAGATCCCTTCTTAAAGTCCTTGTCTGTAGATACCTTTAGGAATTCTGTCTTATTATTCCAACTTTCAACAATCCCTTCTTGATCACCCGTGGTAACCCTCTCACCTAACATGAAATCATTTTTCTTCAACTGAATATCGAAGATTGGGAAATCTCTTGTAGGAATTGCCCTTCCTCTTGATTGAAGTGCATTATACGCACCAGGATATTCATTCGGTGCAAGCACATCGGACATATCATAAGTGATATTTCCTTGATCTCCACCCAACTGTGGACTAACAGCAACAATGGGGAATAGCTTATAATTGTATGCATCAGAGTTATATCCTCGAGCTGTAGATGCTATTCCAACACTTATATTTTCAATTAAAACAGTATCCCCTACAGCAAATGGGAACGCATCACTGAAACCTGTATTAAACCCTACGGTAACTCTCTTGTAAGTGGAATCATAACTAAAGGAATTAATTCCAACACCATTTGAGTTATTGATCGGAATAATGGTTGGTTCGACATCATACATTCCAAAAGTGTTCTTATGAATCTTAACCGTCGTCTCACCAATCTCATATCTTAGAATAACATCATCAACCACCTTCCCTGTATATCCATCCAATACCACCAATCCAGGAGGAGTAAGGTAATCTTTTCCAGCTGAGGTAATACCAACATGACTAAAGGATGTTAAAGGATTAATCTTAACAACTTCAGGAAGGTTGAGAGAAGGACTTAATGTGAAATCGCTAGGATAGTCAAATCCAATATCCTCAACTTTATCTTTTATAATCTTTCCTATGGAAGTAGTATTAACCTCCAATAAAGCATTTTTTCCAAAAGTAGAAGATACAGTAGTAATACCAGGAGTATGACTATATTTGGTTCCTGATCCTAGAACTTCAACTTTAGAAATAGGACCAAAAGCAGTAGTTGAATTGGTTGTATAATAAAGATCTGCAATACTCTTAGTATAAGAATCAGCTTCTGGATATTCTTCTAAATCATATTTAAATGATGTTGTTCCAATACCAGTTAATCGATGAGTTCCAGAATACTTACTATCAACTAAATTAATCTGATTATTATCAGTTACATCAGTATCAATTACTATTTGAGTCTTAACCTCTGCAACGAGATTCTTATTTACAACATCTAACTTGTAATATAGAATTTCAGGAACATCATCATTTAAGATCAAAGAAGTAATTGCATTGGTGTCAATACCAACTTGACCAGTTCTAGTTACTTGGAAAGTATTGGATGTGGAGGTGCTATCAAACTTATACTTATATTCAGAATCCCTATAAAAGTTAAGTTCAAAAGCAGAATATGTATTTACTCCCACTACTGAAGCAAGAGATGAATCACCTAAATTAAATTTCGCTATCTTATTCCTATAAATCTTAAGAAGAGGATTTACTAAAGAAAGAGTACCACCAGAAGTGCTAGTAAAATCAACATACTTAGGAAGATTCAAAGAAAGATCATATCTATTTTTACACAGTCTTATCTTATCCTTAGTATAGTAAAGAACATAATACATGTTCTCATTAACCATTCCCCCAATAACAGTAGATGCAGTATAGATGACTTTATCACCTGTACTTAATCTATGGTTAGTAATGGAAATAGTATCCTCTGAGGTATCTACGTCTCCGGCAACAAATGTCTTAGAGATGAATGTTGCTCTACGATTATTGTCATCATATTTTACAGTTATATCTTCACCATCTATAGGAACACATGAGAAGTCAACACTATCACCCGCCCTTAATCCATGAGTAGATCCTGTAGAGACAGTAACAATATTTTTACCAATTTCTCCACTAATAACCGTCCGTTTTGTCTTAAAGCTATGATTAGTGCCAGTACCATAATCCCTAAAGAATAGAAGACCTGATCCTGTTCCTGCAGTAGTTCCAATACCAATGAAAGTTCCTGTAGTTCCTAATCCAACCTTAACTGTAGAGATTCCAACAAAGTTCTTAGAAATATTAGCAGCATAAAGATCCTGAGTTTGAGATAATGCAAACTTAGTACCATCTAACTGAACACCAATTTCAGATCCCCCATGAGTAGAATAAGTGACTCTTTCACCAGTCTTCAATCCATGGTTGGGAAGATAAATTTGTTGATATGGGGCAAATACTTGAGTTGCTCCAATTCCAGGAGTAGAGAAGCTAATAGTAGTTCCAATTCCAGCAATCGCCGAAGTTCCAACCCCCACTGCTTCATGAGGATCAAAATAAATCTCTCTATTTACGGTATAACTATAATCTGTTCTAAATCCACTATTAATCCTAAATTTACGTGGATCTTCATATAATGGAGTACCTGAACTATGTGCTACCCCCGTAGTATCGTCAAATTGTCTTAAGACTCGAATTCTACCTGAACTACCTTCAACATTAAGAACTTGAACCCGTTCCGTTCCTATTCCGAGAATATCATTTTCCCTAATATAAGGGAAATCTAATAATCCGCTACAATAGAAATAAGTTGTTAATCCTGTTGTACCAGTAGTTCCAATTCCCAATGTTGTAACAAAATTGTCACTTCTAATACCTAAAGAATATGAACCCTCTAATTTAGAGAATGCTGTATTAAGACCAGCAACATTGACTATCTCAGCATCTCTTAATTTATGAGGAGCAGTAGTGAATCCAATAACTTGACCCACTCCATCCAATGTAGCGAATTCTACTGATGAGAAGGAAGTAGTAGCAACACTGATATCAGAGACATTTTTACCATAAACCTTCGAAACTTTAGCCGATGCATTAGATCCACCAGTTCCACTGTTATCAAAAACAAGTCTATCATTTACTTGATAGTTGTTTCCACCAGTTACTATACCAATAGAGTCAACACCACCTTGAGAGGCATATTGAATATTAACAGTCTGATGCCTGAGAGAGTCTGGATTAAAGACAAAATCATATGCACTATTAGATTTTTTAAATGCATAGTTTGTAGTATTTCTAAACCACCTATAATTGTTTAGATCATAATCATCCTGATCTGATTCTTTACTAAAGTTAAAGGGATTGGGTTGAGAATAGAAACTTGTTCCAATAACATAGGGATAAGAAGGTTCATAAAATCCCTGGAATGGTGGAGATGAATTTCTTGCTGCACTATTAATAGTAGCAAAGTAAGCATAGACCCCATTTGGATATTCTGGAGTTATTCCGAATCTACCATTATGTTCATCCAAATCTCCAGTATTTTTAAACTCAAAATCTTCATTAAAGAAACCAGATGGGAAATTAGTCGAAGAAGGACGATTAGTTGGACTAACTGCCTCATAACCAGATTTTAATGCCCTCGCAGTTCCACCTGTAGGAGTGGTATAACCATAAGGTCCGTAAATGGGATTTCCATCATATGCCCATCCAATTATAGGAGAATGATATACGGAAGGTTGTTCTTCTGCATTATTAATTCTAAGATCAGCAACACCATATAAAATAGTATCCTCTACACCCTCCTGCTCTTGTAATCTTACATATACAGATTCCCGTAACTTACGAGGAGCATACATGTGACAATACTCTAATCCACCATCCTCTTTCGCTGATGTGGTAATTATTCCATCATCTGGAGTTATATTCTCAAAATATTTCCGGAAAAGATTAACTGTCCATCTTTGGATATTTGCCTTTATTCTACAATCCTTTCCAGCTGCTTTTACCTCAATTAAGGTTCCTCCTGGAGGTTTCTGATATCCAGATCCACCACTTAATATTTTTACTTCCTTAAGTTGCCCACCTTCAATAATAGGAACTAATTTAGCATACTTACCAGCTCCCTTAATTTCAAGGTCAGGAGGAGTATTATAACCAGATCCTCCTCTTAAAACTAATACTTCAACAATTTTTTGATTATTAACAATAGGAAGAACTTCAGCATCTTTACCACTTCTAAATTCAGCAGTTGGTTGCCTGTTGTAATTAAGAGTGTCAGAAGATCCATAATCACTACCGCTAGCAGTTAGTTGAACTGACTCAATGCTTCCTCTAAAAATAGGCTGAACTCTTGCAGAGAAATCCTGATTAGCTAGAGTGGATACTCCGATATTTCCACTAACAGTAACAGAAATAGGGAGATAGTTGAAAGAATGCAATCCACTACCAGTAGAAGCAAATTCAACATATTGATAACTATCCAAATACTCTGTTTTTGAAGTTGTCCCCAATCCAACAGGAGCTAATTTGAAAGAATCATTATCTACTCTATTAACCAAATAATTGGAAGTTGTAAGAAGACCACTAATTACAGTTCCAGTAGTAGAATAAGTAAGTTCTTCTCCTTGTGCATAACCATGAGAAGGAATGTTAATTGTATTAAGAACAGTGCTGATTCCCGCAATAGTTGCTGTTCTCTCTTTGTTTTGGTAACCCTCTCCAGTATTAGTGACGACAATATCTGAAATTATACTCTTATTTGTTGCTGATTTAAAATCTTGTATTCCTGTCCCTAATCCTGCAATGTTGACAGTGTTTATTCCCAATATAGCATCATTTTCTTTAATATGAAGTTTAATAGTTAAAGCATCAATAACTCTTGCGAAATAAGATGCTCCAGTTGTGAGTCCTACTAAACCTGCCTGTCCATCTGACTGGTATATAACTTTTTCAGCATCTCTAAACTTGTGATAGCTTGTAAATCCGATTGCATCGGTCCCCATACCGATAGAATCCGTATCTTCGGAATTGAATGAAGCAAAATGCTCTATAGAACGCATATTTGCTTCTGCAGCTGCATCTTTGCCATTTCCACCCGTAATAGTAATAACGGGTTTATCCAAATAGTCAAATCCAGTGTCTAAAATCTCAATTCTGTCTAGAGATCCCTTTACAGCACAAATACCAGTAGCCCCAGATCCTACGGCATCGGAAATCTCTAAACTAGGTGGATTTATAATATCATATCCAGATCCTTGTGCAGTAATTTCAATATCTTCAATTTTACCATGAAATACTGTTTCAGAAGATTTATAATTTAAAACCTCAACTCCATTAACAAGAACTCCCACTTTTCCGGGTTCTGTTACATAATTACCACTCCGGTTTACAGGAGGCTTTACTTCTCTTAAAATATTTTGAGGTTGTATGATTTTATTGGTAAAATTATAATCCTGAAGGACATTAGATGTTACAATGCCAGATACAGAAATATAATCACCTTCAGCAAGGTCTGAAGGACTCTTTGCCAATCTTACTTTAGATTCATTAACTCTACTAACATAATAAAGACCTTCTTCCAACCCGTCCAATTCACTAACAGATTGATTCTCTATAACGCCACCAGCACCGTCAGGAGAGGTTGTAATGGCGACATTTGGACTATAGTAAACTCTATCACCTGTATAGAATCCATGGTCACTACGGTTGCGTGAATCGCTAGAGATGATATCAATATCTTCTCCACTAAAAGTGCCTGAGAATACTATTTTTCTATCATATGGATCTAAATTGGTCTGATAGTAGAAAGGTAAAGATGGAGAAGCGACTAAAGTTTGATCATCATGATTGGTATATGTATTTTGAACATTAGCATTATTGACATTCAAGAACGAATAATCAACAGATGTTACTTTGGTAAGTCGCTTTTGTACGCTATAACTATAAGAACTACTTAATTCACCTTGACCTGTAATTGAGAAATTATATTTTCCATTTACATCGACAACTGTTCCTTGTGTTTTTACGGAATCACTTCTAGTAACTTCAACATTATCACCTACTCTTAAATGATGAATATTGTAAGTAGTTACAGAATAAGTGTAATTAGAAAGATCCCTTAGAGTAAAGGTACTAATATCATAGCTATTTGCAATATTATCGATCCAATTATCTCTTCTAATCGTATTGGATGAAATTCCTAAAGATTTAATTCGTGCAGTATCATCCTTATTAAACAAATAAGTCTTTTCAGGAATAACAACCTTATCTAAAACCGATCCTATTCTTACTGTAATCGGATCAGATGTATCAATCCCAGCATATCCATAAGCATTAACATTTAATCTAATCGCCGCACCGGTATCAATTCCAGATGTGACATTTGTTACTCCAAAGAACTGAGTTATGGACTTAGAAGTATAAGAAACTATACCAGTAGTTCCAGAACCATAAGTTGCAAATAATTCACCAGACTGTGCAAATCCAACTGTTGAATCTACATCAATTACTGTAGCTCCAATAGAAACCGGAGTAATTACTAAACTCTTAGGATGAACAGAAAAATTACCATAAACAGTACCTTCAAGAACCAGATCTTTGTTGAAATCTGAATCGAAGCTTAATTTATAATAATCTGTTCCTCCTATTGAAATCTTTTCTACATCAGTAACCGATGCATATGAATTACTAATTCCATAACCAGGGAATGAATCCTGATATAAAGTATTATTCAACAGACCAGTAGGATCACCTGAAATCTTTTCAACTACTAAATCTTTAGTTCTCCTATATCCAGCGTCAGAAGGTGCAAAAAGGAAATCCTTTGGTTTTATAACCTCTACATTTTCACCGTATAAAGCACCAAACAGAATTTTAAATGATCTGTCAGTTCCTTTTGAAGAATAAAAATCTTTAGACTGCTTAATAAAAAGATTTTGATTTAAATCAGTATCTAACTCTCTTCCATCAAATCCAGGAAGTATTTGTCTTTTTAATTTCTTTAAAAACTCATCTAAAAATAATCCACTCAAATTATAAACAATTGCACCCTTCTTATGAGTTGCAACTTCAGAAGTTGAGAAAACAAGCTCTTCTGGTCGAGTTGGTTTAGAATATGAAGTTACACCACTAAACCCTCTAACACAATTCTCAAAAGTAGAATCTGTTTTACTAGTATATGTTAATATCTCATCGTTAATTTTGAGAATTCCATATCTTTCAGGAAATCCCGCTGTACCAGGCAGAAGATTTTGTCCACCTTGTTGTACAGTAATAGTTGTATCTGTATAAGAAACAGCAGCATCTAATACACACGATCCTGCTGATTTGACAATTTCATCAATTTTAATGTATTTGTCAAGATTTTGAATAAGATCATATGACCCACTAGGGTATTCTTGAGAGATATAATATTGCTTTAGAAAATCAACCAAAAGCGGTGCTTCATCAGCAACGAAATCTGGTAATTGACTCTCAACAATCGATTGGATTTTAACTCTAGTTTCTGCCATTTATCTTACAAAAACTCCGTTTGAATGACTTGATGATACCTTATAATCAGTTCCGGAAACTTGTGCTCCAGATGCAATATCATCAGATATCATATTAATGACGGTATTGCTATTATCTAGTTGCAAATAAAGATCCTGTAATCCAATAATATCATTGGAATAAGGAACTGCTTCTATTTCAATAGTTGAAACTCCTTTATCAATAGTAGTTGAGAGTATATTAATAGGATAAAGCTTAATTTCACCTTTTACATAATCAATAGTTCCAACATTACGTTTTACAATCTGTGGTTGGGTGGGAGAATTCAATTTAAAGAGATTAATCGTTCCCGTAAGCTGATCTGCGTAGGGAGTATCGGAAAGGTAAACAGTTCCACTAATTCCACTCACTGTAAAACCAGATGACTTAATATTATAACCATTTACGTCTCTCACATAGAATCTATTGCCATAACAGATCTCATATTCCGCAAAAGCGTTTAGAGATGCCCTTAAATCCCTTCTCATGATTACAGTCGTAATATTAGAAGTAATAGATTCATGACTTTCGTCAATTATGTTCAAAAACTTACTATATTTGAATTTTGCTCCAAATTTGTTCAAATCTACGGAATCTGAATAATCTACAATATTAGTAGAAACCAAATTTTTAACATAATTGGCAGAAGGTGCTAAATTCGCGTTATAATAAACATTTGAGGTTGATTCTACGTAGATATACTTCAAATCAACAATTTCGGGAATAATTCCAGCAACAGTGTATTGCTTTAGTTCCCTTTTGATGTTATCTTTGATTAAATTGGAAAGATAGCGATCATTATAGGGTTTAATGCTTATAAAGACTTTTCCGAATTTTGGTGTAGTCAATTCTTCACCACCATACACAGAAACTGACTCAGTTTCGGGATAAATGGTCGGAATTAGTGCTTCATAGTCTGCTGCAGTCACAGCTCTATTTCTAGAAGCATAAATTCGTGTTCCATACTTCTTAATGGAATCTACACTCTCAATACTGGTTCCAGAATGAGAAGATTCTGTGGTTGTAATGATAGAAACACCTTTACTTACCTCTCTATCGGCATTATCGGTCATTGCACCCGCAAACATGAAAGAAGAGAGGTTATTAGCCTCTGCACCATTAGAAACTGTGTAATTAACAGTTATATATTCGGGTGCTTCTAGTTTTCTACCGAAAATACCATCACCAAAGATTAATTCATATCTCTCATCTTGCACTTCTTGAAGAAAATAGACTAAAGAAGTCGAATCAACGTCAAAAAGACTATCTGAGAGGTAATATTTGTTTTCAGTAGAAGAAGTACTGCTTGGACTGACGGTTACAGTGATTAAACTGGTGTCAATTCCCCCATTTCCTAAAATAAACCTCTGATTTGGCTCATATGCGTCAACTGTAAAGTTTTCAGTGATCCTTGTACCCTCATAAATGGTAATTTCGTTAAATTCTGCGATATTATTAGTAACTGGGACTGTAATATCACTAGGAATCACGAAAGAAAAGCTTTCTTCACCAAAAATAGTCGATGTTGTGCATACGACACCTGCCTTTAGGGTAATAGTAGAAGGTGAATTGGTGTAAGTTGAAGTATCGACAAAAAATGTTATCTTTGCAGTTGCTGCTTTTCTGGACCTAGGAACATAACCAACGTTTCTTGCTAATGAAACAACATTCTCTCGTAATGTTGCACTATCAATGAATACCTCATTAGTGACCATATTGGCATTGTAAGAGGTGATATAAGTGTTATATGCAAGAACATCGAGGATCGTGGAAAGGTTAGACCCTTCAAAATCATAATCAGTAAAAGTAGAATTCGATTTAAGGTAGTCCTTAATCGACGTTTTTACTTGATCGAAGTCTAAATTTGCGAAATTTACTAATGCCATTATCGTGTTGGTTGTAATGCAAGGGTGAGTTCCTGAGGTAATACATCAATTCCAACAATTTCATAGTTTATAGTTACATTAAACTCGGAATTATCTTGATTTGGGGATACATCAACTTCTGTTAAGTCTACCCTGGGCTCAAAATTGTTAATTGTTGTTGTAATTTCATCCTTAATTGCTGAAGCGGTAAGCTCATCAATGTTTTCAAAGAGCAATCCAGTCACTTGTGACCCTAAAAGAGGGTTAAAAAACCTTTCTCCTTGTTGGGTCATGATAAGATTACGTAAAGAACGTGCAATTGCAGTCGCATTCTTCACTGCAATAAGATCATCATTGATCGGATTGACCTGAAATGATGCAGAAATATCTTTAAAAGTCTGACTTACCCGTTCTACAGGCATGGGAATATATAAAAATTATAATTATGAGTTATTTAGTGTGGATTTTTACCTAAAATTCCGCAAGAGGCACTGCATCCATTTCATAATCTAGTCCATCGTCCTCAAAATCGTCATTTTTGCGTTCATATATGTCATTTTGGAACAAAGTATCGCGTTTTTTAGGGGTTATGTTGTCATTTGCGATTTCTCTTAGCATCTTTTGGTGTTGATCGTTTGCTAAATTGTCTAAAAAATCGTTGTGTGGGGCCATTTTTACCTCTTTTCACTAAAAAAGGACTCTGACGAGTCCTCTTTATTTATTTTCCTTGACCGCGATACCTTTTTTTGGCACTATTGCGAGAGGAAGCGGCATATTTAGTGTGTTTTCCCGTTCCCTGACGAGTTTTCTTCGGCGGTGTATCTACGTAACTCCCGGTTCCGTAAATTCCTTGCTTCATTTTAGCCATTTTCAGTGATTTCCTCCAATTCTAGATAAGCGGGGTTAAATTTGTTGTCTTTTTGTTCAAAAAAACGGTCTGCATAATCCTGTAATGTGTCTGCTGCTTCTTCAGCAGTTAATTTCTGATGTAGTACATCAGTTTTATACTTAATATTGTATAAAAGGGTCATGTGTGTGGATTATATCGGAACATATAGTATAAAGTAACAATACAAGCAATTAATAATAAACTAAGAAGAACGTAAATCATAATACTCCTAGGGATT